TTCAGGTACTCCGCGGTGCCCCCCACTGCGTTGATACACAGTGAGACCCGAGTTCCTCATCGACAACCAAACTACAACGGCCCATGGCACACCACACATAAACGCAGAAGCGCTTGTCGCAAATGGTGGGGATCGGGTGACTAATCCGTCCATGGCGGTCTCCCCGGTGTAGAATGAACTAGATGAGCGTGCTCTGCCTGACTAGGTGAACGTTGGCTGCAAGCCCTCAAGCTGCAACCGGTCATGGAACCAGAAGCTACCAACACTGGTGGAAATTGGGGTGCCATCAACCGCAACAAACATAACAGTCTGAGCGCATCGATCCAAAACATTAGTGTCAGTGAGATCTGCAGTAATGTTAACATCGAACATCTTCCTGCGTAGTTTGGTGGGGAATTTGACATCCGTTTCCTGCCAGACTGGGAAAGATACAACATCTCCCAGGCCCTTAACCGCATTAACGTAAGACCCAATTGGGCTCACCTGGTTAATGATGTTGGCAACCTCCGGGTTATCAGTGAACCCTACATAGACACGACCAGGGGTGGAGAAACTCACACTTGGCTCCCACCTAATGGTTGTGCCTGGGGTAAACTTACCGGTACTATAGAATCCAGCAATAGAAATTCCTGCGGTATTGCTAAGATACGCGCCGGAAACATTGCCAGGGATATAAAATCTCTTCGCATAACCAACTCCCGTAGTATCAGTCGTAACTGTGCTACCAAGAGTGGAATACTTAATTATAGTGCCGTCGCCGGAACGTTCCATTTCCGGCTGCTTATTGCGGCGCCGCCGCGTCACACCTGCCATCGATGTGGCGGTGTTTTGCTTACTCTTTGCCATGTTGCTAAGGGATTATTACTGTAATCGAGAGATTTGACTTGGTCACAAGTCAAAGGGGCCACAGGCGTGAGGCTCCAGGAACCAGCATATGTCTCCTCGAGGGCCACCTGCAGATCAGGGGTGATACCAAAAGCGCGGTAAAATGATACACGCGCCTCTGGAGTCACCTCTGCTGCGGTTACCCCCCGGGCAGCATACCCAAGTCCTGAGTCCCAGACTCGCTCAGTGGCCCCTTCGCTTGCAACTCGGCCAACAGCACATAGGCGGGAATACCAAGCCTCCCAGACAGGGACGCCGCTAGTCAGCGACATACCACACGCACCAATGGCCCCAGCCCACTCCTCGATGTCCTGGAGTGTGTCCCAGCTCAACAACGACACACAGTCTTTGCTCATGGCCACTCTGGGGTCACGCACCATTCGCCAGCCATCACCCACACGAAGTGGGAACTGCTGGCAGAACTGCACGTGTTCCAGTATGTAACATGGCTCATCATGTGTAAGTGTGAAGCCAAAATCCAACATCCAGTCATCAAGACCAGTGAGCCGGGGCAGGTCTCGCTCATCGATGAACAACACGCAGTCATCGCCATTGTTGGCCAGCCTGACCCGAAGGTTGACTGATTCACAATATGCGAGAATCATGCTGCTCATCAACAAGCAATTACCCATGCCTGTGTTGATGTCGCCGCTCATGCGACATCCCTCCTTGCGATACTTGATGCAATGGCCCTCTACACGGCCAAACCCCCTATTGCTCAGCTGCCATTTCAACAAACGCGCCAGCTCCGCACTGCGGAAGACACCATTGTACACACTATGTTCCCACTTAAGGGCATCAACACTAACGTGTTGATCAAAGCGTGTAGCATCGATGCCAACTGCAACAGGTCTGTCAAACTGCGTCCAATGATCATGGAGCCAAGTGCCCACTCCATCAGCATTAAGCCCCTTCAACACCACAGGGTAACCAAACACCGCCTCAAATCCATGGCACAACTCACGCTCAAACAACTTGAGGTAACGTCCAACCTCAAGATTGTAGCGTGGCGTCCTGGGCTGTATAACTCGTGGAGCAGGATCTTCCTTCTTGGAAAGGTTGATCTTCTCAGCCTTGACGAAAGTGCTAATATATGAGTCCCTGATATGCACTGCTCGAGCACTCAAGCTATCCAGGGCCCTCTGATAAATGCCGCGTTTGCGCCCGCTGTACAAGTCAGGGTATTGCTCCCTTTCGACAACGGGGGTCGGACGCACGGCTTTTAACAGACGTTCTCGTATACTTGCCAATCTGGCAAACACACCTTGTTTTGGCTGAGGCACCGTGGCAAGGTGCCCATCGCGAACAACGTGAAACACGCGCTCTACGATGCCACGAGCTAGATTTTTCAGAGAAGCAGTATGTACTCCATAGCGGACCCCAGCTCCAAAGCCCGCCATGTAGCGCACACTACGTACCGGCTGACGCCGATCTACCCGACCATTATCTACCTGCACCTGAATGCATGTTTCACCACAGCGATCAATCGATGTGGTTACTCCAGGTAGAATGGCTGGGCATCCCTATTTTGCGTTGTTGACCAGACCGCGTCGCTTGCGGGTCTCCAAGGCCCGAGCAAACGACGCAGCCACCACTGCATCTGTGGTGGGAACTAGACACAACTCCACCGTGATGGACATGTGGCGGACGATGTCGACCGCGCGCATATCCATCTCCTTGAACTTCTTCCTAACCCAATCTCCGGCTATTATGCGATTAGCCTTGTTGTAGTTCAACTCACCAAATTCAGCCTTAAACTCATAGGCGGTCATTACGGCACACCTAGTGGGTTTATCGTCAGAATCGGCGACGTCAAGATCAGCGATGATTTTAGCCGCATGACTGGTTGAGAGATAATGTTTAAGAATAAGCCCAAAAGCTAAGACGGCCCCACCGCATAGGGCAACGGCAGGTGCACCTCGAACTGAATCCAGCATACCAAATGTCTCCCTGTGTGGGTGAAAAGTCGGTTGGAAGGCGGTTAGAGGAACATGGTTTGACGATTTTATCCGAAGAATGGCTCG